TGTATAAAATTAAAAGTAAATCTCTGTCAAATCGAAATCCATTGGCGTGTCTGATTTGCCAGCCACTCATACCCATCTGCTATCTTTCAGACATGAATCAAACAACAGTAGCTCATAGATCGTTTAGTAGTTTTTCCAGTTGGATTAGATGCGGCAAGTCATGGCAGTTGGAAAGAGACTTGGCTGCGCCAAGTGAACCAGCGTGGTGGTTTGTTGGCGGTTCAGCATTTCATACTGCGGTAGAAAATTACCTATTGAAAGAATTTGCTGATGGCCAAGAAACCTAAGCCAATTGCCAGTTTGTCAGTCCTTCACGGCGAAAAGGCAGACTACACTTCACTTGGATCAATTCGTGTCTGCCCATGTGGATCAGAAGTATTTCATTTGAAAGTAAAGTTTGATGAAGACAACACGATTGCAATGTATTTCTTAGATATGATCTGCGTTGATTGCACTAGCGCAGCACTAGCCCCAGTACCAGGAGTGGAATATGAATAGACAGGATCGTCGCAAAGCAAACGTCGCTAACACCGACGCTTTTAGATCAGCATTTGTACAGGCAGAACTTGTTATGAGACAAGCTCTAGCCATTAGAATTGATAAAGCAATACAAGCAGAGACTAATCCTGATATAATCATTGGCTACGAGAAAGCACGAAAGATTGTGACAGGGGAAGTCGAATGATAGATACACAAGCCATATGGGATGAAGCCTTCTTAGCGCAGATAGCTGAGGTTGAGGCTAAGTCTGGCAGCAATCCAACTGATTGGCGCACAGGTGGACGTAAGACTAAAGATAACCCAGACAAAGAGAACAAAGCCTGGTGGGATGAGAACGGCAAGAAGATGCTGGATGATTTCATCCAGTCCTACAAGGCTAACAACTGGAAAGTCTGGGTAACACCGCAAGGTGTACCAGGTATCGAACTTGGTATGACCTGTATGTTTGGCGATGTACCTATCAAAGCCTTTGTTGACTTGGTGTTTGAAAACCCAGACGGTTCACTTACCGTAGTTGATCTAAAGACTGGCGCACGTACACCAGACTCAAGCCTTCAGCTTGGTGTTTATGCTGCTTGTATTGAAATGACTTTTGGTATTCGCCCTCAGTATGGCGCATACTACAGCGCAAGAAGTGCTACGCTAGAACCTAGCGCTGGTATTGAAAGATGGACAGAGCCAGTACTTACCGAGATGTTTGCGCAGTTCCAGCGAGGACTAGATGCGCAAATCTTTTTACCTAACATCGGTATGTCGTGTGGAACTTGCGGCGTAAAGGACTATTGTTATGCCACTGGCGGACAACTTGCACAGATTTATGACCCACTAGCAACCATAAAAGAAAAGGAAAGCAAATGAGCGCATCACCTAGCACCAAGCTCCAAGTCAACTTCAAGTTGGCTGACGGCACTCTAGTAAACATCTATGCAGATAATGTACGTGAACTTGAAACATCACTTACTGACATCAGCATGGTATCAGCACTTATCAAAGCAACATCTAATGATTTAGGTGGAGCTTCTAATATCTCACCTAATGCTTCTGCTATCGCACAGCAATTTAAAGCAACTGTAATTGAACAACCACCAGTTGCTTATCATCAAGCACCACCAGCACAGACACCACCAGCGCAGACAGGTTCAGGTTATACCTGTAAGCATGGTGAGATGACATTCCGCCAGTCAAAGCCTGGCGCTCCGAAAGCATGGAAGGGTTACTTCTGCCCTACCCCACAGGGTACAGCAGATCAGTGCGAACCTAAATTCTTGCGCGGATAACCGATGCTATCGCTGTCACAAGCAGCAGCTAAGTCAGTAAACGATCATGCTATCCTGCCAGACCTTTTCCCTTCACTGCAAAGTGATGGGATTAGGTTTCGGCGGGGACAGCTGACGATGATTGCAGGCGCACCTAACGCAGGCAAGTCATTACTGGCGCTATACATGGCTGTTAATATGAAGGTACCTACGCTATACATCAGCGCAGATACCGATGCTTACACGACGGCGATACGTGCTGCTGCAATGGTGACAGGTTCACAGGTTTCATCAGTTGAAGAATCGTTTGCAACTGAAGTAGGTATGGAGTTTTACCAGTCAGAGTTAGATAGCATTACTCATCTACGATTTGACTTTGCTCCAAGCCCAACCCTTGATGAGATTGATCTGTCCCTTCGTGCATATGCCGAAGCATTTGGTGAGTATCCCCATCTGCTTATTGTTGACAACGCTATGAACGTAGTGTCAATGCACGAAAATGAATGGTCGGGGCTACGCGAGATAGCCAAGGCTATGCACCACATCGCCCGTGAGACAGAAGCTGCGGTGTTTTTACTACATCACACTTCTGAGGCAGAAGGCCAAGCCGATATGCCACCAAGTAGAAAAGCGATTCAAGGTAAGATTTCGCAACTGCCCGAAATGATCTTAACTGTTGCCCTTGTACAACACACAGGAGAATTTAGAGTAGCAGCGGTAAAGAATCGCTTCGCTCAACACTCGCCTAATGGTGCTAAGTATGTATCATTATGGAGTGATGCTTCACGAATGAACATCTATACTCATAGGCAAACAAGCTATGCGTCATCATCATGGGAGTACAACTAATGGATACAAAGTTACGTAAAGAAGCAGTAGAACAGATGTCAGCAATATCTTCACCAGAAGATATAGCGGCTGCCTACCGATTGCTTGAACGGTCTAATGCTCTTGATGTAGCAAAGATGCTTGGGTTGGTAGAGTAATGCCTGGTTCAGATCCAGAAAATCGTGATTGGGTTTTAGAACAAGTACTAAAGATCCAGCCCAAGTCAATCATTGACGTGGGTGCTGGTGGTGGTACTTACTCAGACTTATTGCATAAGCATTTACCCGACACTCAGTTGATTGCCATTGAAATTTATGGCAAGAACATTGAGCAGTTTAAGTTAGAAGAACTATACGATGAAGTAATCTATGCTGATGCACGTTTGCTTAATTCTTTTACTGCCGATCTAGTAATCTTTGGTGATGTGTTAGAACATATGACTCAGGTAGAAGCGATCAACGTATGGGATGTAGCTAGACACAGCGCCAAGTGGGGCATAATTAGTATGCCGATTGTCCACTATGCGCAAGGTGAGATAGATGGAAACATACACGAAACCCACGTGGTAGATGATTGGAATAACTTGAGAATCTTTGCTTGCTTTGAAGATATTGTTGAAGCAAAGATTGGCAAAGTTACTGGAGCATACTTAGCAAAGTTTGGTGGAGCGCATGGCGAGTAAGCAAGCAGCGGCTAAGGCCAGAGGTTCCAAGTTTGAAACAGATGTCCTGAAGTGGATTAGGGGAAGGCTGCCTCAGGCGATAACGGAAAGGTTGGCCCGTGCAGGAAAACTAGATCAAGGAGATATAGTTTGCGTCGTTGCGGGCCAACCCTACGTTTTTGAATTAAAGGCAGTGGCTAAAATGGATCTGCCACAGTTTTGGCGAGAGGCTTGCGTCGAAGCTGAGAACTACGCTAAGGCGCGTGGCTTAGCATCAGTACCACCTGCCTATGTAATTGTTAAACGCAGGCAAGCAGGCATCGAAGATGCTTGGGTAATTCAAACACTAGATCAATGGACAAGGGTGGTTAACGAATGATTAAAGAATTTTCAACTAATAAGTTTTATGTTACTGGTGGCTGGTGTTGGCATCGCTTAGCTTTTGGTATAGCCATTGGTAAGTATGGCTTTGACCTAGACTTAGGTTTCTTCTGGTTTAACATTGAATGGTAGATAAGCCAGACTTAGGCGCAGTGCTTGAAGCCTATGGCTGCGCAGTATCACATAGATATGGGTGGGTAGCGTGTAAGTGCGTAGTCCATGAAGACTCACACGCATCAGCTGCCTACAACCTAGACATTCAGATGTATAACTGCTTGGTATGTAATTTACTAGGCGATGTTTACGACTTAGTAAAAGCAAAAGAAAACTTGAAAGGATTCCCAGATGCTAAACGCAGAGCAGAGAAACTTGCTAACGGAAGCAGCCACAAGATACTCCGAACATCGAAACGAGGCGACAGCCTCATACCTATTGGGACGAGGAATAAGTCCAGCGGTGGCGGATTTGTACCAGCTTGGAAGCGTCGTTGATCCAAGCATCGGGCATGAGATGGCAGTTGGAATGTTATCTATTCCTTACCGCACTCCCGCTGGTATCAACGGGATTAAATTCCGCCGCATAGATAACGGCACACCTAAGTACCTTTGGCCTACTGGCCAGAAGATTGGACTGTTCAATGTCATGGATCTACATAAGTCCTCAGACACCATTGCGATCTGCGAAGGCGAGATTGATACGATTGTGCTTAGCGGTCTTGTTGGTATTCCCGCTGTTGGCGTTGCTGGCGTCAGTCAATGGAAACCTTGGTTTCCGAAACTCTTTGAATCGTATAACCGAATTCTTATCTTCGCTGACAACGACGTCAAAGAAGACGGAAGAAACCCAGGACAAGAGTTAGCTAAGCGCATCAAAGAGGACTTAAACACAGCAACAGTAGTCCACTTAGATGACAATAAAGATGTTAACGACACGTACCTAGAACATGGTTCCGCGTGGTTCGATGATAGACTGGCGGCATGACAACAGTAGTTGGACTACAAGGCCCGAACTGGGCAGTAGTTGGAGCAGATACGAGGGTTGCTGAAGACTCTCGTATCTTTTCTATGCCAAAGGGAACTGGCAAGATCATACGTAAGGAAGGCTACATCGTAGCTTTAGCTGGAGACTTTAGACCAGCACAGATATTTGCACACCAGTTTGACTTTCCCAAACCACCTGCTTATACAACCGTAGAAGCATTAGATAAATTTATGACTGTAGATTTTCTTCCATTGGTGCAAGAGGCATACAAAGAAGTCGGTTATGAAGTAAAGAATGTAGATGAAGGGACTGATCTAATTGTCGCAACTCAAGGAACGATCTACAACATTGGAGCTGATTCAACGTGGGCTAGAGATAGACGTGGAGTCTATGCTATTGGAACTGGGAGCGCTTACGCCATCGGGGCTATCGCCGCGTTTGGTATCCCGAAAAGTGTTGACGACGCAGTTAGTATCGTCAAACAAGCGTTACATATTGCAACAGACTAC